CTTTATTTTCATTTAATATTTTTTTTAAATCATCACAAAAAGGACAACCTTTCATAGTATATAGTATTACTTCCATTATTCTGTTTTATTTATAAATTCAGTTATTATATCATCTTCACCCATTATCGTTCCAATGATTTTTTTCTTTTTATTTAATATATTCCATATTAATGTATCTATAGTGTCTTCTATTAACATATAATAAATATTAACGGTTTTATTTTGTCCAATTCTATATGCTCTATCTTCAGCTTGTTCATGATTTCCAGGAACCCAATCTAGCGAATTCATTATTACTATTTCGGCTGCACTTAATGTTATTCCTACACCAGCAGCTTTAATTTGACCAATAAATACCATACAATTATCATCTTCTTGAAATCTGTCTACAGCTAATTGTTTTTGTTTATCAGACATTCCACCACGTAAACATACACACTTATCCCCAAAATGTCTAATAAATGCATCCATTTCATCATTAAAATTACAAAATATAATAGTTTTTTTCCCTAATTCTAGTGCTTCTTCAGTTTTTTCAATAGTATAGGGTACAGTTTCCAATGATATAAAAGTTCTTAATAATGTCATTTCTACTAATTCTCTAAAAGGATTTCCTTTTTTACCTTCAGATTTGCGTTTGGAGAGATATTCATTCCATACATTTTTATAACCATCAACATTTTGTAATTCTAAATAAATTGGTGTGGTTAATTTATCGGGCAAATCTAATACATCATCTTTTTTTCTTCTTAGAATAGTTCTTTTAGTTTTATTAGATAATTCTTCAAGATTAGTGGCACCAGTAGTGACCCAAACATATTTACCACCTTTTTTAAATCTAATTCCATCACAATATCTTTTAGCATAATGAACCCAATTATTGGAAACAGGAGAATCTATAATAGATAATAAATTGTAATAATCCATTGGTCTATTGGCAATCGGTGTTCCGGTTAATAACCATATTCTTTCGGGTGAAAACTTTTTTGATATGTCTTTTAATATTTTTCCTCGTATACTTTTATGGTTTTTAACAAAATGAGCCTCATCTAAAATAATTAGATCTGGATCATATTCCACAATTTCTCTTCTTAATTCCCACTCCTCATATTTTTTACCTCTTTCTTCTATAGTATGAAAGTTTTTAAGAATATCATAATTAATGATAGTAAATCTAGCCGGGTCCCAGTATTTTCCTTTAATAATAGAAACATCATCACAAAAATTTTGTATTTCCCTCATCCAATTTATTTTTAGAGAGGAAGGACAAATTACCAATATTCTTTCTGCACCACATTCTAGCGCTCCCACTATAGACTGATAAGTTTTACCTAATCCCATATCATCACCAAGAATACACTTTTTATTTTTAAGTAAAAATTCAATCCCACTTTCTTGATGGTTGAATGCTTTCCATTCTCTTTTATCTAATTTTTGATATTTTTCATAATCAACATCGACATCAATTTCTTCAAAATAAATGTCATCTATTAATTGTGTTTTAGGTATCCATATTAACTTAACATCTTTTTGATTTCTATAAAATTTACAAATAACATGGAATGCTTTATCAGACTCAACCAATAAGGTTTCAATTAATATTCGTTTGGGTGGTACTTTTAATTTATATTCTTCTTTTAATTGTTCTCCATAATAATCTGTTAACTCTACAATTTTATTAATTTTTTTAGGGGGAGTATTAAAATATTTTTTAACATATTTGGTTTGATTTGTGGTTAAAAAATATGATTTTTCTGTTTCATATTTTTTCTTCATATAATTTATATAGGGATTTTTACCCATATAAGTTTTTAATAACTCTTCCACATCTAATCCTTTTATATCTTTTATATCAAGCATATTTATAATTATAGACATTTTTTTGTTAAGTATAAATATTTATCTATAAAAGATAGATGAAAACCAATAGAAAGATACCAATAACCAGGGTCAATAAATTTTTTTCGCAAGATGATTTCGATTTAGAAGTAGATTTTGGTCGTGAATGGTTAGAGGGGGATATTAATATTAAGGTTATATTATTTCGTGTGGAACAAAGTGAATCTTTAACTGATGATATATATGGTGAAGCTGGTAGAGATGAGATACGATTTAAACCACCAGTAGAAATAACTGTTAATTTTAAAATGGATGTACCGGTAAATAAATCCTATAATACAGATGGTTCGTTAAGATTTTTAGAGCATGGAAATATTACATTCGGTGTTTATCAATCTCATTTGAATGAATTGGAGGTTGAGATTAACTATGGTGATTATATTGGTTATGCAGAAACAGAAGATAAAATAAAATACTATACAGTATCTAATAATGGAATTATTCATTCGGATAATCTACACACTATCGTTGGCTATAAAGGTTTTTATAGGACAGTTACATGTGTACCGACAGATATAGATGAATTTCAAGGCATTTAATATATGGGATTACCTAAAAATTATAGAAAAAATTTAAAGTTCACTCCAACTAAACAGGGGTTTGCTGCAAGACAACAAATATTAGATAATATTGCTAATCCAGGCACTTATCTACCTAAAGGACTATTACATGAAGATATGGATAGAGATTTTATAGAATATGTAGAAAATGATATTGGTTTGGTATTGGGTGGGGAACAAACACCAGTAATATTTTTAAGCATACAACGATGGGCAGAATTTGCAAAGACCTGGCAGTTTTCAGATCAAAATAAAAATATTAAGATTCCTTTTATTACCATAGTAAGAAAACCTGATGCACAAGTAGGTACTAATTATGCTGGTTCATATAATATACCGGGAAAACCTACTTTTACTTATATGAAAATTCCTACGTGGGACGGGAATATAAATGGTTTTGATGTTTATCAAATTCCTCAACCTGTCTCTATAGATCTAATATACGAAGTTAGATTATTTTGTAATAAAATGAGGGACCTAAATTTATTTAATAAAAAATTATTAGAAGCATTTGCTGCTGGTCAAAAATATCTTCGCATAAATGGACATCCAATTCCTTTAATACTTGATAGTATTGGGGATGAAAGTGTTATAAGCAATTTAGATGAAAGAAAATACTATGTTCAATTATTTACAATAAAAATGATGGGTTATTTATTAGATGAAAATGAATTTAAAGTTACACCAGCAATTAGTAGAGGAATTGCGATGTTTGAAAATATATCTAGCTCCCATCTGGCACCATATCAACTTATTGCTAGTGATGAGGAAGGAACAATAAATATTAATATCCACTTCACCCCCGGTATTAATATTTTTAATTTATCTGTTGAAAATGGTGGTACCTATGATGAGATTTATATGGAAAATGTTGCTAATTCTACTATATTACTTAATAGTGCTCCAGTAACGATTCCTTTTATGGTGGCTGATGGTGATACTTTAAAAATAACAATAGTAAAAAATGATGTTACTAAAAATGCCTATATGACATTAAAAGGTATAATAGAATAAACATATTTATCTTTCTTCTTCCCCATAAATATCTTTTTTAGGTGCACATTTATCTCTAATTAATTTTTCTACGAAGGCAAACATTTTCAGACCATTTTCTTCACAAAAATCCTTTAGTATTAAATGAGTGGATGGTGTAATCTTTAGGTTTTTAGTCCTTTTCATGGAGGTTTTTTATATAAGTATGACAAAAGTATGAAAAAAGTCATACTAATTTTGTATTATACAATACAAAAAAAATACTTTGGTTAAAACTGGTATATTTATAATAAAAAGATTAAAATAATATTATATAGAAAAAATAAAATAAATGGCATCTACAGATAGAATTTTTGTTAGTCCAGGTGTTTTCACATCAGAGAAGGATTTAACATTCGTAACCAGACAAGTGGGAGTTACAACATTAGGGTTGTTAGGTGAAACACCAAAAGGTCCCGCTTTTGAGCCTGTATTCATTTCTAATTATGATGAGTTTACCAGTTACTTTGGTGCGTTAGACTCTGCTAAATTTAAAGGAACGGGATTTCATAAGTATGAAACTAATTATATTGCAAAATCATTCTTAACCCAAACTAATCAATTATATGTTAGTAGGGTATTAGGTATTTCCGGATATGAAGCGGGGAATGCATGGTGTATTACCGCACTTTCTGCTCCTGATCCTACAACAGTAGGTATTACTGATACTTTTACTTTTGAATGTGTATTTAATGGTTTAACAGCAAGTACATGTAATGGGAATACAGGATTTACAGCGGATAGTTTATTAGTTTATAGTGCAACTACGGGAGGCACTCCAGTTACAATGACGTGGGGTGATACTATGTTAGAGGCATTGTATGATGCTGGTGAAATTAGTGATTCTTTTACTACTATAGGAACAAAGGATGTGGGAGACATAATATCAATAACGGATCCCGCATATATTAAAACAGGATGTAATTTCTCAGGAGCAACATTTAGTATGACAATAGCAGAAACAGGCGCATCGGGGGCAGGTTTTGTAAGTGGTAACACAACGGGAACTGTAACAACATATAGTGCAACTTGTTTTACTGAGATAGATCAGAGTATAGTAACCTGTCTTAGATCTAGAGGAACTTATGGAAGTGATGAAATATTAGATTTTGATATTACAGGTGTTACCGATGCTGTCATGTCAGATACTACCGCTATTGGGAGTGATCCATTTGCCACATTTGATATCTGTGGAACGACTGCGGGTGGGCAATCTTTTACTTATACAACTTCTTTGGATAAAAAGAAGAAAAATTATTTACCAGGTATTTTCGGTTCTTATGCACAAGACGGAAATACAGAATTATTTGTGGAGGAGCTCTATTATAATACTTTAGATGATTTAGTTACTGCTGGTAAGATATCTGGGTTAGAACATACTTTTGTAGAAATTGGGGCAACAGATGTTGGAACTAATTTAAATGATTATGTAGAAGGATGGAAGTCTGGAGAATCGCCGTATGTCTTATCTGAATTGAGGGGTAATGATTTAAGAAGACTATTTAGGTTTATTACAATTTCTGATGGTAATGCTGCCAATGAAGATGTTAAATTTTCAATTATTAATATTAAACCCGATAATGCAACATTTGATTTAGCTATTAGACAATTTAATGATCTAGATTCTAGTATGTCAATTGTTGAAAAATATTCTCAGTTGAGTATGGATCCTACAAACAATGGTTTTATTGGTAGGAAAATAGGTACATCAGATGGTGAGTTTCCATTGAAAAGTAAATATATAATGGTGGAGCTGGCTGATGATTACCCAACCAATGCATTCCCTGCTGGGTTTGAAGGTGTTACAACTAGAACATATATTGGTAGTAATAGGGCTGGATTACCACCACAAATAGAATATAAAACAGAATATATCGCCACCAATACATCTAAAATTAGAAAACAATTTTTAGGATTAAATACTACAATAGGTATTGATCAGGATTTCTTTGATTATAAGGGAATAAACCAAGCTGCAGGTTCGGGTGGTGAATGGACAGGTAAAACAGATGGTTTCCATATGGATGTAAATGCGGAGGGAGCACAAATTATTACTGGTCCTGCAGCAACAGATAAATATACTCCGGTATTACAGGTTGGGGTGTCAGCATTTACTACAGACGCTAGTTTACTCGATGGTCCATATGAAAAAATTGCCTCAAGGAAATTTACATTTGCACCATTTGGTGGTTATGATGGATGGGACGTATATAGATTACAACGAACTAATACTGATGCTTATCTTAAAACCGGAACCAAAGGAAAAGAGGGATTATTAACAGGGGTCTTTAGTGATTTTGTAACTACTGAGGAAGATCAAGGGATAACCTCTGATTATTATGCATTCTTAAATGGAATTTATACTTATAATAATCCTGAAGCTATTAATATAAATGTTTTTGCAACTCCCGGTTTAGATTTAAGGGATCAACCCGGATTAATTGAAAGTGCTATTGATGTGGTTGAAGTGGATAGAGCGGATTCTTTATATATTATTACCACACCCGATACTGATAGTGATGGTGTTACGGCTCTGGATCCTGATGACGCAGTATCAATATTGGATGGTACGGGTATTGATAGTAACTATTCCGCCACTTATTGGCCTTGGTTACAAATGAATGATACTGAAAATAATCAATATCTATGGTTACCACCTACATTAGAGGTTGTTAGAAATATTGCTTTAACAGATAATGTTGCATTCCCTTGGTTTGCATCCGCTGGATTAAATAGAGGAACCACCAACGCAGTTAAAGCTAGGGTGAAACTCACATTAGATGAAAGGGATACTCTTTATGAAGGTAGAATCAATCCGATGGCAACATTCTCAGATGTTGGTGTGGTTATATGGGGTAATAAAACTTTACAAGAAAAAGATACCGCACTTAACAGAATCAATGTTAGAAGGTTGTTACTTCAAGCTAGAAAACTTATATCTGCAGTTTCTATCCGATTATTATTTGAACAAAATGATGAAGTAGTGAGAAATC